GGCAACATGAGTGTGTGCGTCAGTACATACTCTCAAAACCTTACGGAAGGAGGTATGAATTGGGAAGACTTAGGACGAGGAGCTCTGGAGCTCCTGCCTCACCTGTAAATTTAGGAAGTCTTTGTTACGACTTTACCTATCCTTACGGAGATGGCCCGTGGGACCAAAATTGCTCAACTATTTGGCAATCTTGTTCCTCAGTACCGGCATACAGTGAGATTTGTCTGGATGAATTACACCCAGGCCCACCTTACAGGACCGGCGGTCCGTTTAACTGTGTTAAACTGACTACCGATCAAAGTATGCCGAAAGGTGGCGGGACGTGGTGCAGATGGTTATACGGTTACAAATTAACCGGATTTCTACCTGCATATGCGCCCTCAAACTACCTTTCGTCCTCGCTCCAAGGTGCTTTTGATAGCTCTTGGGGTGATCCTTCCCAGTACGGTGCCACTGGTTGGAAGCGATTTCAACCAGTCCAACCTGCAGCAGGGCTAGGGCAATTCCTCGGTGAATTCCGAGATATTCCTCGAACCCTCAAGCAGACTGCCCAATCGTTCCGGAAAGCTTGGTCATCCTTTTCTAAAAGAAGTTCTAGGAAAGGGTGGTCTAAGCAAACCGCAAATGAATGGGTTAACAGCCAGTTTGGCTGGGCTCCTTTTATCCGTGACCTTCGTGATTTCTATGATCTCACGACCTCCTTAGAAAAGCGCATAGCGCAACTAAAGAGGGACAACGGTCAATGGGTTAAAAGGGGTGGCAACGTGGTTGTAGAGTCCGATTCAGCAGTCGTAGCGAGTTCTACCAGTTCACCTGGTATGTACCCTTCACTGCCGATGGATTTCTACAACACTCCCTACGGATCCTTTGAGACGATTAAAGAGTCGTCTTTTAGGGTTTGGTTCGAAGCTAGGTTTAGATACTGGATTCCGAACTTGGAGTCCAGCCCCTGGGACGCTCGCGCTAAAGCGATCGTCACAGGTGCTATGCCTAGCCCAGAACTCGTCTGGGAGCTCATACCGTGGTCGTGGCTCATTGATTGGGTTTCTAATGCTGGTGATGTTATTGCCAACATTAGTAATTCCCTTCAAAATGGGCTGACGGCCAAATATGCCTACGTAATGGGGCACAAGCGGGAGGTCGTTACGACCACCTGCTTCTCCAATTTCAAGGAGAACCCCATTACGTTATCCTGGTCAGCGTCGTTAGATGCTAAACACAGGGTAGCGGCTAGTCCGTTCGGTTTTGGCCTGTCAAGCGGTGATTTTTCCGCTTGGCAATGGTCGATTTTAGGGGCGTTAGGCCTATCTAGGCTTAAGTACTCCTAAAATCAAACACAGGAGGTGGTGCTTCAGATCTGCAGCTTCGCGACCTGCACGATTGATCCATCTCTTAATCGCTTTACGCTTTAAGGAGGCCAACCATGGCACTCACAGACCCTCAGACAATTACTGTTAACTCCGTAGAACAAACCCTGAACCGAATCAAATCGGATGGGTATCGTTCAGAATACGCCGATACGGACGAGGAATTCAAAATGACTGTAAGTCATGCTGAATCCCGAGACCGGACCCGTCGTATGATTCGCGTTGACCAACGTGTGGTCGCCGCTGATCCTCTTACCTCGGTAAACGAGTATAAGAGTCTGGGCGTCTATGTCGTGATCGATGAGCCTGAATATGGCTTTTCGGACACTGAGATAGACTACGTAGTACAGGCCTTAACGGACTGGCTTACGACAGCAAACGTTACCAAAGTGTTGGGTAACCAACATTAAGGTGTTTGCAAGGAGGGGGAGCATTGTGCTCCTCCTCTGTCTCAGTATCTTTTTGATACTTAGAGCCAGAAATTGTCGCCCCTTTAAGGGGAGGGTCCTACGGACATGGCTGGATGCTTACCTCTTGATACGGAGGAAACATGAAAAGCCACGTAAGTAGTCTCCTGGAGCTGGCTACATGCATCTATAAAGATGCGGTAGCCAAGTGTACTGACGTTTTACTCGATGAGCGCGACCTCGATACTATGAGGAGACGCTCCGAACACGAAGGGATATCGTTCTTGACGATAACCCTGCCTTCACTTGGAACAGACTTCGACAGAAGTCTCGCCGAGGGAAGGATTGGTTCTGGTCACTTCCGAAGTTTCAGGAAGCGACTGAAGGCCCCTGCATTTCTGCAAGGTTTCTTCAACCAAGTGTTCGATGAGGAAGGGAGGATCTTAAATGAACCTAGTATTGAAGCTATTGAAGGGATTAGGCAAATTGCTAATTCCTTCCGTAAGCTTAGGTATCCCTGCAGCCCTGTTCGGGTTGCTAGGACGCTTACTAAGTTCGCTCAAGTTGAGCACGAAGCTTTTAGTGTCCAAGTCTCCGAGGATGACGTGGCGAGGTTTCGTCACGTTTGTCGTGTTTTGTGGCACAGTGTCTTTAGTTCTGACGTTGATTACGTCAGTGACGCTGTACCTAAGCACGGGCCTGGAGCAACCGCTGATAGACTTTCTGGAAACAGGAAATTCTATCACCGGACTTGGCATGACCGACTCGAACCTTACTTCCCTCTTCTGGACTTTGCGTTCGCAAATGCGGACGGAAGATACAGTGAGGAGTTCGAGAAACTTTCGGTCATTGATGCGGAACAGGAGCAGCCCGTAAGGGTCATACCTGTTCCAAAAACACTGAAAGGACCCAGAATCATTGCTATCGAGCCGGTGTGTATGCAATACACCCAGCAAGCTCTTTCTTCGGTTATCATCCCGAAGTTGGAGAC